ATCCGTCAAGTCCGACATTTTCCCAAAGCCGTTTGCTTCGTTCTATCTGGTCGGCAATCCCTTCGTAATCTGCTTTAGCTACCAATTCAACTATTGCCCTCATTTCCTTTCTTGTATCGCCTTCTAATTTGTTTCCTCTATTGTAAACCATTGAAACCAACGCACCCCTTGTGTCCTCGTTTAAACTATCTATCTCTGGGTAAATAGCCTTTGCTAATTTGTAGTATTTAGGTAATGACTTATTAACGAATACATCGTATGCAAAATTGTATGGTATTCTAACTTGTAGAATTTCCCCTCTTAGCATTGATTTAACCGCCTCGCCTTTTATCCCTACTACTTTCCTTAATGCGTGAATAAAGTTTAAATTTAAGCCATCCCAATCGCTAAAGAACTGCTTCTCGGTTACATAACCGCAATCGTACCCTAAGCCAATAGTTACACCGCTATCGCCACCTGACCAAACAGGCTTTTGGTAGCGTTTCTCATAAACGGCTCTACCTCCGACCTCGTGCTTGATTATTAGTTCAATAGCTTTTTTGCTTATCATCTTAGTAGTTTTGGTATGTTGTTTTACCATTTACTCGCACCGCCTTTAATACTTGCTTTCTTTGTTTGCCTGTTGACTCATAAGAAACGTGAACCCAATCAGGATTCTTGCTATCGCCAAATTCATAAATTAATTGGTCAAAAGACAAGTTATCTTTTATGTAATCAAAAACCATCTTATTAGTTACTCCGCTTGTAGAACCATCCATATCCACATCAATCGCTTCACCTGTGCAATGTTGTGAAGTAGATGACCCTCCAACCGCCTTATTGAGAGCCTCAGACCTGTAAGCACTGGATATATGGATAGGGCAATTAAAATGCAATCTAATAGGCTCAAATACCTTTTCTGCTAATAATTTAAAGTTAGCAATATGCTGCTCTGTTGGCATATTACTTATGCCGTTTCTCTTTGCTGATTCACTACGAGTAACCTCGCTTAAATCTAAGTGTGCTGATAGTTTCATACGTTATAAAAAAAGTAAGTTAATAATATTACCCATAAGGTAAAACCAATTGCCAATGCTCGTTTTTCGTTATTCGGCATCTTTTTTAGTTGAGAATTTGTCAATAGTGCTTGAACCCATTGCTGCTATACATATAGCCATAACTGCATCCACAAGTTTATCGCTTGGTGCAATCTCTTGATGTGTAAACGAGTTAGCTAATAAGGTAATGCATAAAAACAACGCACTCAATAAAGCAATAACTCTTTTTGTGCTTATTGAACCTCTTTCATCGCTTAATAAATTTGCTATCCATTTCATTTTACTGTGTTTTAATAAGTGCTAAAGCCATAAATAATACAAACATCCAAAACCTATTTAACCCTTGCGTTTTCTCGTAGGTTTCTTTAAACTCTTGGTCGATTCCTGTGGCTGGTTTAGTATTTTCGATATGATATCGGTAAATGTTGATTGTATCTTGTTTTTTACTAATTTGATTAATTGCTGAATCATAATACTTTGTTTTAATTTTTAATGAATCTATTGTCTTGTTATAACCCTTATATAAAGCATTTATTTCTTTGCCTTGCTCAATGGTCATTATAACAACAGAATCTTCTTTTATTTTTTTAATTATCGGATATTGCGAGTAACTTGAAACTGACACCAGTATCAGCACTAACACTATCCAAAGTTGCTTTGACTTCACTTAGTTCCGTTTTTAATATTGTAACTTCCGTTTTTAATTCCTTTATAGTTTCCACCGCCTTTTGCACCAACTCCGCTTCTTTCTTACTTGCTTTTGCTTGTACTTGTACCGACAAATCGTTCGTTTGGCTCACCTTATTCATTAGCTTTTGGAACTCGATGTCTTCTTTTGTTTCCTCGCTTTGATTTTGAGCCGATGCCGTACACCCCATTAAAAATATAAATAACAAGTACCTCATTATTTTATAGATTGAATTTTACCTAAACTTTCTAATGTGCTTAGCTTAGCCGTAGCCGATGCCAAAGATGAATCGCATCTTCTTAATGCCACTTGCATAATGTCTACCTTTTCATCTAACTTTTGCACCTTAACACCTTGACTTGTAATTTGGTCTTTAAATGTAGAACGCACATCAATATACAACGCTGATATTCCACATAGAACAATAAATAAGGTTGCCACAACTGGATTCTTAGCGAAATCTTTAAATGATACAGGTAAAGCCATTTTAGAATAATTTTTTATAGTAACCTAATGAATATTGATTAGTTGTTGCGTTTATCGTAAATAAGCCGTTTTTAGCCGTTTTATACCCTAAACCAAGTCCTAAGCCGACTTTATTGTCAAATGCCCTTAAATCGCCTAATAAACCGAAATAAAACTCGTTTTTAGGCTTTGGTACTATTACTTTGGTAATTGTTATCGTCGGTAGGTTAAAATTGGCACTAAATCCCCTTCCTTGTATCTTGTTTTGACTAATTGTGTCTTGGATGTATGCGTATCCTAAAGAGTCTATGCGCATAGTATCGGAATAGACCTTAACTTGGTTATAATCGGATAAAACCTTTATTGTATCAGTTTTATAAATAGTTGTTGTATCAATATTATAAATTGTGTCTAAAACGACAAAAGGGATTGATTTCCCTTTGGTAAACTTAGTGAAAGTTTTCTGTTGGTAAACTGTATCAGTATCTATGATAACCGATGGTTGACCTATGTATTCGGATTTATCCTTTATGAAAAGAAATACAATAATAACCAATATCGCTATTACTATATTCTTGTACATTACTTAAACTTTTTAGTCGCCTTAATGTAATATCTTGCAGCTAAAACACCTGAAATAATAGCAATCAAACTCGCTATAAGGCTAACTACTGGTTGCACGTTGGCAATACTAATAAATGCGGATGTTCCGCTAACAATAGTTAATAAGTCCGATTGATTGCTATTATGTACCATTAGTCTTCTTTTACTTCTGTTTGTGGATTTTGCTCTTGTGCTAACTTACCCAAAAATTGCAATAATGGTAAACCATACGCAGTTGGGATTGTGTTAATAAAGGCTTCTAATTCCTTGATTTGTGTTTCGTTTAGTGTTATCATAGTTTTTATTTTATATACAAATATAGTTAAATATTCAATTAAATCACTTCTTCAACAATTGGTTCTGGAGTTGGTTCTGGTTGAGGAGGTAATGGAGGTACATAATCACCTGTGATTGTTAGGTTAAGTTGAGCAGCTACCCAATCCCAAGCATAAGAATCTACCTCCCATTGAGTATAGGCTTTTCCATCCATTATTAAATTGCCTTGTGCAACTTGAACTCCAATATTGCCATTTTCTTGCTCTGCAAACAAAGCATAGTAGAAAGTAGCACTTGTTCCTAAATTTACATTTATTGCATAGGTGTTTAATATCTTAGCTTCTAAATTTTGTCCATTGTCCCAAATTATTACGGGTTGAATTGTTTTCATATTTTATTATTTTTACTATTATTAGAATATTCCAATTGCACTACATTGGTAAGTTACTCCTGAAGTAGCAATTGCACTTGTTGTCATAGTTATTTTAGCTGCACCACCACCACCATCACTAACTAAATTAATACTTATTACAGGATTAATTCCTCTTGCTCGTGAAACTAATGTATTAAATGAAGCATCTAATTGTCCATTTGAAGTTGTTTGAACTGCAATCGTAGCACTATAAGCATTAGCACCTGTGTTATTATCACTTACCCATATATAAAATATAGCTGAATAACATCCATTATTGATAGCACCTGTTGGACTTAAAAATCTAAAAATATCTCCTGTGCTATTACCAGCTTGAGTGCCTGATGAACTTCTAAAATTGTTTAAATCTGATTGAATTTGTCCTGTAAACTTAGCCGTTCCTGTAACTTGTAATTTGTTTCCATTATCAGTTGTAGTTCCTATTAATACATTATTACCACTTGGGTTAATAGATATTGGTCTACCACTCCAAGATTGCATCCATACATAAGATGTGCTATTTACACCTATATTAAATTTATCATTTACATTAGTAATAGTAGAATTTCCACTAAAATCTAAAACTCCATTAGATGTAAGTCTCATTTTTTCATTACCATCATTAGTATGAAATTGTATTACATTTGTAGTACTATTTAAATATATTGCATTATTTCTATTTCCAGAAGCAGCTAAACCTAATCCAGTTGAACCACCTTGTAAATACATAATACCATTAGGAGAATAGCTAAAGAAAGTATTATTATCAGATGTAATTGTTGATATTGTTGCTAATTGAATTATACCATTAGATAAAATATTCAATGCATCGGTAACTCCAGATGTATTAAATCTTAAACCACCCATATTATTTGACATTGTGAATGTCGCAGTAGCATTTGTATAAAACATTGATGCCATAGTATCAGCACTCTGCCTAAACCTTAGGAAAATATTACCTGTTGTGTTTGATTGAATTGCTAAAATTGGTGCAACATTTATGATTGTAGTATCTCCAGCCGTTAAAGTACTTGAGAAAGATGCACTTGTGCCACCTAATGCTCCTGTTAATGTACCTCCTGTTAAAGCTAAATATGTACTTGCAGCAGCACTTGTTGTTAGGTAAGTACTATTATCATAAGTTATTGTAGTACCAGAAGCCTTTACAAATCCTGTTCCGTTTAATTGATTTTGTTTAGCATTCCAAGTAGATGCACTTGATATATAAGCATCTGCAATTGCAGAACCATTCCAAGTACCTATTGTAACAACTCCTGTTGCTAATATTTTAAATCTTTCTAAGAAAGTTCCTGTTTGTGTATTACCAAAAACAAAATAGTCATTAGCTAAATCATTATCTCCTACACTAAATCTCATTATACCTAAATCAACAGTAGATTCATCGTGTTGAATATAACCAACATCATTTCCACCACTTTGTACTGGGAAATTAATAGTAGCTAAACCACTTGACTTTGTTATTACTAAATTACCATTCATTAATCCAGAACCATTTACAGTTAAAGCCACACTTGGGGTTGCTCCGTTAATTCCTACATAACCATTTGATGCGATATAAACACCAGAGTTACCATTAGTAACGATGTCTATTGCACCAGCCTCGTAGTTAGTAATTCCTAAGTTGTTTGCAGCACTAAAGTTAATCCCAGCACCATCACTCACAGTTGTACCACTTGTTGCGGTGTGAAATCTTAATCCAGCACTTGTTGAACTATAAATATCAATACCAACTCCGCTTACTGCTGGGTTCAAAGTATTGACACCAAAACTACCATTCTCTTTTAATGAAACAAATCCACTTTGGTTAAGTAGAGTTAAGTTTCTTGCACTTGCAGTTCCTAATTTCTCCGTAGAGATTAAGTTACCATAAGTAGAATCTATTGCTATTCCTATTCCGTTATAGTTAGATGAACCTGTCTTAATAAGTAAACCATATCCGCTATCTAAAGCAGAATCAGCACCTATTGTCGCATTAGGTACAGTTGTGTTTACTCCTAATCTATTTGTAGATGAATCGTAAATAAATCCAGCTTCCGATGTAATGCTATTTGTACCATCGTAATAAGCAACTCTGCCACTTACACCACTACCACCCATTGTTCCGACTGACCAGCTTCTATCAGCACTTAAATCATAAGCCGTTCCGTTAATTGTTAATGTTCTTGATGTAGGTACATAGCCAGTTAAAGCACTTGGTAAAACGTAGTCAGTTCCAGCAACGGCAGCAGTTATAACACCGCTTACCGATTTAAGCATTGCATTAGCAACCTTAGATTGATAAATACTACCATCGGCACTATTAACTCTAAAATTCTCTGCTCCTATCGTAATGATTGAGAAGTCGCCTTCAGCCGTAATACTAAACGCACCCTCGTAGTTCCTTAAATTAGCACCATTAGTATTAAATAAAGCCAATCTAACCCCATCTGTTCCTGTGATGCCAGAGTTAGCCGTATGAAGCCATAAATAGGCACTCGTGCCATTATAAATATCTAAGCCAGTATTAGGAGTTAAAATACCCACACCTAAGTTACCAGCCTCCGTTAAAGATATGTAGCCACTTTGGTTTAACAAGGTTAAGTTCCTCGCTAAAGCCGTTCCTAACTTTTCAGTTGCTATTAAGTTGCCGTATGTTGAATCAGTTGCAAATCCGATACCATTGTAATTTGCGTTATCGTTTTTAAGCAATAAAGAGTAACCACTATCAGTTGCAGCATTTGCTCCAATCGTTGCATTAGGAACTGATGTATTAACCCCAAGTCTATTAGTTGAAGCATCGTAGTTAAACGCAGCCTCACTTGTTATGCTTGTGCCACTATTAAAATAAGCAACACCTGTGCTAACCCCTGTTCCTGTGATAGGGTCAGTTATTGTGTTTTGCTTGTTATTGAAAGTTGACCAATCGGTAGAACTTAATTTACCTGTATTTGTAGCCGAAGCCACAGGAAGGTTAAAAGTATGAGTAGCTACACTTGAAGATATTCCAAAGTCAGTTCCACTTGTTCCTGTTGCAAAGAATTGGTTTTGTCTTGTAAGGTTATTTAAAGAAATCAAACCCTTTGAGAAAGTAGTAACTACTTGACACAAATGATTGTTTTCAGTATGTAAAGTAACTGTTCTACCATCTACGTTTACATAGATTCTAATTGATATTCTATCAGTAACACTTAAAGCAGAAACCGCTACTGGTACTGCAAAATAGTAAGGGTTAATTACTGTTCCTTGATTAATATATTCAGGAACTCCAACGCTTGTACCTAATAAAGTAAACGTTGTGCCATCGTATTTATAAATTTCAGCATAAACAAAAGGGTTACCTGTATTGTTATTTACACTAAAATAGAACTCACAATTAAAGTTACCAGCTGGTACTTCTAATAAAGCTGGGTCATTAGCATCGGTAATGTAACTTGCCACATATCCATTAGAAGATATTGCAATGTCAGTTCCAGCACCACTAATAGGTGTTTTGCCTAATTGTCTATAAGCAACCCCACCAATTGTGCCTTGACTAACGCTTGAATTAAGATAGTAACTAACTGAACTACCACCACCACTTGATGTTGGAAAGTCAGCTAATGTACCATCTCCTCTTACATATTGAGAAGCATCTCCATCTAAAGCGGTTACTACACCACTATTAGCCACTACTGGACCTTGTATATCCCTAATCTTTGCTTCGCCTGTAACTTGTAATTGACTCATAATATTTTATTGAAATAATCCTCTAATATATTCCCCAGCTGCTAATGGTCTACCAAAAGTAAGAACCCCAGTTGCACTTATAAACTTAACATCATCGCCTGTTGGAGTTCCACTTGTTAAAATGTTTTGTGCATCCACACCACCTCTTGAAACGTATAAACAAGCATAACCGATTGTATCCGCAAATGTAATAGAAGTTTCTCCACCACTTGCCGTGTAACCTTTTGTCTTAACAGGGTTAGCACCTACGATAATCACTCCGCTTGGGTCTACTTGTGTTCCTGTTATGTTGTATGCTCCGCTACCTTGTAGGCTCACGTTATAAGTAGCCACATCTCTCATAGGTGCGTTAATTGCTAAACTTGTTATATTACAAATTCCGTTAATAATAACCAACCCATCAACT